TTAGACATGACCCCTTCATCACCATGGGCTAAGAAAAACCCACGCTCAAACTCATAGGCTCTTTTGTGGAATCTAATGCCTAAATCTGAATAAGCCATGAACTTTTCAAACACCAACTCAGGCAATCCTAGGAGGGATGGTGCGCCTTTGAGTAATGTCGTAAATAGTCTATCGGTATGGTTCGATCTAATGATGTCGGTAGTTCCAAGATCAAACAAAATGTCTTGCGCAACAGTTCTTTCCTCATGCAAGGTTTCGGCAAATTCTGTTTTGGTTCCCTTTACCCAACGCGACTGGGAAGTCATATCTAACTCATCGCCAACATTTAAGACAAAATCAAATTTTTCATGTTTGCTCATGCGAATAAGGTTTTTTACAGCTTGTGGGTGGTGCAGCGGAATTTGTAAATCTGGCGTGATTAAATACCTGCGGTTGGCTTTAATTAATCGTCATCCTCATCGTCAGTTGGATCTATGGATGGGATGATCCCACCATCGCCCACAATCCAATCAGGGAAAGTCTTGTGCTCGGTCATTAACCAGAAAGCGTGCTCAGGTGTGAATCCTGCTTTTCTAGCTGCCTTATAGCACTCATGCAGAGCTGTGTAATGTTGATCTAATTTAGATAATGGCTCAGGAGTTTGGCGAACGACGCGACGATTGATCTTTTTCCGTTTATTAGGTTTTCGTGTGTTCGCCATAACAGAAATTATCGCTTGCTGATTAAGACAAACAAATCATCGACACGCTGTTCAAGTCGATTTATTTGATCCTTGATGGAACTACCTGAGTTTGGTTTTAATTCAGCTAAGTAAGATTTAATAACCCAGCGTAGAGCCAGCAATAAAGCCCCGGCGATGCTGCAAACGCCAACGCCAAAAGCAACTAATTCGTTTGGACTCATTTCGCATTGATTCCATAATCAGCTTCGCTCCCTGATTTTGGATCTAATGCTTTTGCCAATGGTGCAACTAATGCTCCAGCCAAAACTGCTAACTCTGGTCGTATGTCAGCCACGATTGCCAATGCAACTGTTATGCCCGATGCTGCCACAGCTCTTAGGTAAGACTTGATTGCTGCCTTATGTTTTTTAGTTAGTTTCATGCCTTGCCTCCTAGTAGTGGGATGTTAAAAAAATCTGAGTTTTGATCTTGGTCGGATTTGAAACTGATATGGATATGGTGATTATGTTGGTTAATGCCTTTATATTTACGCCAACGCCAACCCAAGATCGGTGAAGCAATTTTGCCTTCAAAAATTACATAACTGATGCGCCCATTATGTTTCCCGAATAATCTAATTTGATCTGCCAAATATGCTGAAATCCGTTTGTCGTCAGATAGCCGAGCAGTAATGTCCAATGCTCTAACGCAAGCTGATTTTGGATCGGGGTTATGGTCGGATTTAGGTGCTCTGGATACATGTGCCAAAGAAGCAAGCCATCCATCACTTTTCCGATCCCTGTCGGGAAAGCAATCATCTACTTGCTCTCTAAATTGAACAGCAGATTTTGACAACCAGGGCTTCATTAGCCAAGCAACAATTTTGCTTCATCAGCTGTTAAGCCAAGTCGATCGAGAACTGCTTGGCGTTGAATTGCTTTTTTTTCAGCTTCAATTTGAGCCAATTCTTGTGCTTTCAAATCTTCTTGATATTGTGCAAATTCAATATCATCCATTTCACGATCAATAATTTCATTTGTGGTTAAATCGTGTATGCGAACCATTGGTCTAGTTGTTTTTGCCATGTTATTTTACTCCGTAAATTCTGACTGTTCCGCCATTGAAAGTTGGGCTTGCATTTGCACTAATTTTTAAAGAGGAAATTGCTGTGGTTGTGTTAATTGTTCCGCCTCTAAAATTTTGATGAGTTGCTGTTCCAGGAGTTGATGATCCCCAAAGAATGTAATTTTTTGTCGTTGCTGTATTTGCATAATCAAAAATCATCATTGTAAAATTATTAGTGTTTGAAGTTGTTGGTAATGGTTCTGATGGCTCAATTGAACTCTCATAACTTACAGATGAATTTTGTATATATACGGCAGGAGAAGTTGATGAAAGACTGTTTGGTTCAATAATTATTCTATAACTTGCACTGACATAAATATTGCTCATTACAATCCACAGCCAATTGTATGATCCGCTAATACCTGAAATTGTTGTAGATGTTCCAGATAAAGAAGTTGTTGATAATAAAGTCATCGCACCGCTTGAAGGTGTTGCCCACTTTAATCCTGTTGCAGTTGATGAATCGGCTGTTAAAACTGTGTCATTTGCACCAACGGCTAATCTTGAAACTGTGTCTGCTGCGGTTGCTGCAATAATGTCGCCTTTAGCATCAACAATCGTTTTAGCAATTGCTGCGCTTGCATTGTTAAAAACTGTGGTGTCAATTGCAGTTCCAAGTGATCGGATCGCTGCTGCGCCATTTTTGACCAGCGCGGTATCATCTGGGGTTGTCCAGCCATAATTTGTAGTGGTTGCCATTTTTCTCCTATTATCAGGCTACGATTGTAGCGTATTCCCAAGTTAAAGTCGTGCTTAAAGTGTTCCAAGCCTCAGCTGCCGGAACTGTGTTCCAACGCATTGCCACCTGACTAAAGGCTACTGGCGAAAGGTTGATAGTCAGGAATAATTCGTTAAATCGGGTTCGCCAAGACCAACCCTCAACATAACCTTCAAACTCACCGGCTGAGATTTGTGCTGGCAAGTTTTGAATGTTTAAAGGCTGACCCATAAATATCTGAAGCAAGTTATCTCGGTCAGAATCATCCATTTCAGGATTGGTTATTGGAAAGGTGATGGATTGAAATGCTGGCAATGGGAAGGCTCGCTGGGTAATATATCGATCGGCTACTTCCTGAGCACTTGTTGCATCATGCAAAAGGGAGTTAATGCTTTCGGCTTTGTAGCCATATAAAGCAATTGATGATGCGCTCGATGCAGTTTCCTGTGATCCAAAATTATTGCCATAGTTAATGAATATATCGTTGCGAATATCGGCTGATCTGGTAATTGTAGATAATCCTTGACCTAAAGCCTGGTTGGCATCAAGATCAACATAACCATTAGCAGCTAGGTAGGTTTGGCGGTGGTCGGCATCAGCGTACCCAATATCGCCATTCGACGATTCATACAAATAGCCAAATGCGCTGTCAGCAATAAAACTTGCAATGTTGTAAATGGTATCTGGTTCAGCCGCTCGGTTTTCCATTGTGTAAAGACCAGGTTGATCAATTTCGCCTAACCCTTGATTACCAGCTGTCGCCCAAGTTTCTGTTGCATTATAGGTTGCCCAAGTCGTAGCTGCTGGAATGTCATTCCAAGATGCAAGCAATACGCTCGAGAGCAAGGTATAAATTTGGTTGCCATCCTCATCCTGTGAAATCGTTCCATTGTAGATTTCTTTGGCTAATTTAACTAATGAACCCATTGCTAATAATGTGTAAGAAACTACTGTGGCAATAGATCCAGTTGCACCAACCTCGACAGTAATGTCGGTGATATCTCCACCAAACAAGGTTTTGTAAGTTCCTGTGCTGTCTTTAACTTGCAAACTTAAACTATCGTTTATGGCAAAAGGTAGTGTTTGACCAGATAAGGCAACTAAACTAACTTGTAAATAAGATGGGTTTGGTTGAGCATAAATGTCAGTTCGACCTGCTTGATGAGCAATATCAGAAATTGCGATATCTGTATAGTCAGTTCCTGCAACAGTCAATTTCCAGTCTGGTGTCCAAACTGTCATTATCGCGCCCTAGTTATCCCGTTATTATAAAGCTGAGGAACTGATCTTGATGCTGAATCATTTAAGACTTTAGCAACCGCTCTTGCTGAACCTTCAGGATCAACTGATTGGATTGTAATGTTATTGGTTATTGCTCCACGACTATCTCTAGTTGCACTTGTTGGCACATTTGGAACGGCTGTTTGACCTAACATTGCGCCAGTTAAAGATGGATTTGGAATGTAGCCAATATCCGCACCGGGTTTGACTAAATTAACTAATCTGATTGCTTGGTTTGCAAACTCAACTAATAATCCGATTGCCTCACGAATAAAAGTAATAAATCCTGAAATGATCCCAACAACTGCACCAATTGCTTTACCGAAACTTTCAGCACCCTTTTGGCTTTCCGCCAATCCTGCACTTAATCCCTTATCGCCTGTTAGTCCAGCAATGAATGCATTAAGGGTTGGAATACCTGTTTCAT